TTGTACCTTCAATGTAGGATTCTGAAGAATTTGCTGTGTCATTTACATACACCGTATTCCAATCCATCTCAATCCAACCGTAGCGGTCTTGGCGTTGGGCGTTGCCCATACTCGGCATGAAGGTACCACCCATGGCTTTGAGTGCGCCTTTGCCGGGGTTTTCGTTGATTGCTTGACCGATGATAGTCGCTAATTCCTCACCGTTTTGACAGCGTGTACCGTCAACAGCGATAATTTCACGATTAAAATCACTCGCACTTTCACCAAGTGCACCATCCAGCACACTGGTTGCTAATGGGCCGGAAACACGGAAGGCTGTAGGATGAACGAGATTGCCATTGATTTTACTCAATTGGAAGTCGCTCTTCTCCATTTGTGGGTTGAATGCCATTTGGTTATCCATCCACGAGCCGCCGGGGTGATACCCACCGTCCATGTGGAAGGTCATATCGGCACTCATGGCGATACCGTAGTAGCCGATAGCGCAGTGTTGGTATGGGTGAGCCTTCTTGAAGTCAGCCTCACTGTTTGCGTTGACCAAGTTTGCCACTGGATTGATGAAGTGCTGTCCGTAATGGTGGCCATGTTCGGGGCGTTGAATCAATCCGTACCCTGCTCCACCCGCATCACCAATGTTTGGTGTGCCTTGCGCTGGCGACCAGTTAAGCGTAGTGTTCCAATGGAAACGCTGGCGGTTAGATTGGTAAGTGGTATCGGGTGGGCCATAATCGTTGTCGTTGTTGGTAATCTCGTTGGGTAAGTTTTGACTGTGGGGCACCTTGCTCCAAGTGTTCCCTGTCGTCACGACATAGCCGGGGTGGGGTTCGCTGTCGCCAAGCGTACCGATGGCTGTCTCATTGAATGGGAATGCTTGGCCGGGTCCATAGATGAGATAGGTGGTGAAGTAAGGAGTGCTATCCTTGTAATCACGATACCGTGCCGTTTGGTGTGGCATACGAATGACCAGCGGGACAGGTCGTTGACGCACAATACCAACGGAGTAGCGTGCTGTCACATGACTTGGATTGGCACCGAGGTTTACCAATGTGCCAGCGTCAAAGTCGGGAGATAGTACATTGTCTTGGTTGAATGCTGGTGGGTTGATGCTACCACGATGCTGGTTGAGAAGCGGGGTGCCGGGAAAGAATGCAAGCAGGGCGTTACAGTCCACCAGCGCATACGCTGTACTGATTTCGTTAGCGTTCTGTATGCCCGCTGTACCTGTCGGGCCGGTAGAATACGGGTGCGTGTAGAATGACGAGTAATCGTTTTGCGAGCCGTCGTTGACATCCAGCACCACCCCGCTGAATCCACCACCGAAGTACAACGGTACGCTGTGGTCGGTGCTGTCTCGCCCGCCTTTGAAGTAGGTGATAGGCTCACTTTCAACGCTACCATATAACCTCATACCGCTGAACTGTTTGTCTGCGTTGGTCATGATAAGTCCAGTTTTTGTTACTGTACCGCTACCAAACTCTTCGTTAAACTCGTCACTTTGTTCAAAATCATTTGCAATCAATTCACTCAATGCAACACTACCACTTTGCATCAAAGCGTATTTTTTCATCCCATGCCATATGCGTTTCAACTCACCAAAACCTGCAATGTTGGCACGACTTGGGCTGATGGCAAATGTATTGCCGAGTTTTATCATGTGTGTAATACGCTCAGTACCACTAAGCGTCATTGTAACAGTTTCGGAGGAAGGGTCGTGAGTTGTAGTCGTGAATGTTCCTTTACCATTGTCAAGTGCAGGAAGAATGTGGTCACCCGATTTTGATGTAAACTCTATCCCTTTGAGGTTGTTCGCCCATTTCTTTGTAGGAACCGGGTCATTGTAGGAATCCACAAGTATGGGAGTAGGTGTATTTGCATGGAAGCCACGAGCCTTTGTACGGATTTGTAACACTGTGTGAGGTAGGTAACCACAATCAATTTTACGATGATTGTCTTCAATATCGGCATCGGAAATTGGTTTATTGATTGCGTTTGTTGCAGTAATGTCAAAGTCCCTGTCAAGAATGTTATACTCTCCGTATTCAAGGTGCGCCGCTTCAATACCCAAATCTTGGTGCAGTGATGCTTCAAACATGGTGGACAACGGGCGTGCGCCATGTTGTGGGTTATGGGCACGAATACGGATAGCGTCAGCGGCTACACCCCATTCACCGAGGGTGCGCCCATCAGCGGCGTACATGTGTCGGCAATCAAAGGGCACTCCGTCTTGCACATTGGGGTTAGTCATGTTGATAGCCTCAGCCGTGACAGCCGCAATCAACTCATCAGTCACAAGCGTTGTCCAGTTGATTCGTGGTGAAATAATTCCTGTCATTGCTCTATCCTCTGTATCAAACATTGTGGATGCGGTGTCAATACGACTTCCTCCAATTACATCCCCAGTCAAAGAATGAGATGTGGCAAATGTGTCTGCACGCACACCATAGAAGACATGGGTACCAGTTACATCGTTTACAGTACGACTTTCGTATGAAAACACATTTCCAACACTACCCGCAGGAGCATTGGTAAAACGGTCAGTCAATTGTACAACGCCATTTAGCCGAGGAAAACCGATGTAACCGAGAATATCGGGATGGTCGGGGAAGGCCAATGAAGCAGAATTATAAGGAGCACCGAGTGAAACAGTCAAAGATGACGCACTGTAGTCCCACTGTATTTCACACTCAATAGCAATTGATGGCGCAGGCACACCTCGCCATTGATTTCCACGCCAATCATTTATCGTAAGCCCGGTAACATCAAACCGCCCAGTTGCGTCACCCAAACCTACCATGTGTTGACCAAGAGTAAAACCTCCTTTTGCCACATCGCTATCATTGAAATAAACACAGATTTCCTCATCAAGAGTGGATGGAATGGTTGTCAAATCGTTTGCAAACGCCTCATCCATTTTACGGTAAATAAATCGGACTCCATAACCTTGTCCTCGGTGGTCTGCAAAGCGGAATCCATACAAAGGAGTATCGCCTACAGCGTCATCAAGCACTTCATTTGTGTTGACATGACCGCTGTAATTCACAATTGAAGATGTTGCACCAGTGAGAATGTTTGTGGCTTCATTGTACAACTTATCAAACGAAGCATCACCTTTGCGCCCAAGACCGTGCTTACCAGCAATGGGTGAGAAACCGGGTACACCCGATGCTACAAGACCGCCGAAGTTGATACGACCAACTGCTTGCTTTCCTCGTCGTAGCCCCTTGACCAATGCGGTAGATGGGCTTTGAGTTTCAAACGACTCATCGTTTACACTGTTGTGAGAAATACCACCGAGGTGAGCGGAGATGTTGCGCCCTTTAGGATTGCCGTCCCTGTTCTTACGGGGTGCAATATCGTGGTTGCTGGTAAATGCTTCATCGGGTTCTTCTTGAGCAACATACTCACGCAGGGTGGTAACGGGTGCAAATGGACGACCATCCTTGTTGAGTGGCATAGGTGCAGGGTGCATGTTTTCACCCAGTATCTCGTCGGGTTGTGCCCAAAAGTTGCGGAAACGACCACCATGACCAATGAGGAATTGAGGTTGATAAGTTGATTGTCCTTTACTGTTGTCAAGCCACACACAAAAGTTGCGACCCGATGCACCGGGGATGGTTGAGTGGATGATGATACTGTAACCTTCGTTGCCGTTAATGTCCTCAACCACCCGACCCAAGTGCGCTCGCACATACCCCATGTGAGAGCCACGGTCGTGCGAGTCAAAGGCGATGTCGCCATACCAAAACGGCGCAGGGTCATAGGTAGAACCTGTGGCGGCAAAGTCAGCGTTGATGTGGGCTGAGGTGGGGTCTTTGTTCTCATCAGCAATGTCTTGACGCACACCAATGCGTGTAAGGTCAAAGCGGTCACTCTCGCCGGGGTATTGCTGTGATGGTCGTCGTGCGTGTGTACGACCGTTAGGCGCACCACCTTGATTGATGATACGCACCATTTCTCGTGCCGCCGCCTCAATGTCAGTGACACCCTCCTTGACACCAACCTCACCCAAGTCAAGCGTCATGCGGCGCACGAAGTCCATCTGTGTCCAGTGTTTGAGATGTTCAAGGCGAGACTCTTCGTGGTCTGCCAAATCAAGGTAGGAGTTTCGTTTGCCCTTCAAACAAAGGAAAGCCGAAATTACACGAGTTCCATCGGGGGTATCAAACAGCGTGCTTGGGTCAGTCAATGAAAACAAATTGGGGTCTTGGTCAGCACGATGCTTTTTCAGTTTCTTCAGCAAAGCATTTCCTTCATCTGCTTTACGAATCAATTTATGCGCTTGTGTAGCGTAGTAAACAGAAGCAACTGCTGGTTGGACACGAGGAAGATTGCTATCTCCTACTGCATGAGTGTTGCTTGTTTGCTCGTGAAATAAACCAGTGTGAACGAAGTGCCCATGCCCTTTACCCTTGCGTGATGGGTTGGCACCTGCTGATGCGGGATTGAGGAGCGTGTATTCACTGTCGCTACCAGCCGTGGTTTTACCCAACAAGTCATGAGTGACAGTGTTTGGAACATTGTGTGCGTATGCACTTTCAATAAACTTTGATTGTTGCGTAGCACGAACATACTTGTTTTGAGAAGGGAAACCGTTGGCTACATCAATCTGTGTGGTAAAGTAGTGAGGCGCACCACCGTTGGTGCTGATGAGGAACTTGTCAAGTTTGATGGTGTCCGTTTCGTGAGCAATGTCACGGGTGTAACCAATGGTAGGTGTAGCCGCACTGGATTGCACTTGCATGTGAAGGTCGTGGAAGGCAATAAACTCACGGTCATGCGCTACATCAAACATCAAGACACGAGCATTACCGTCAGTAGAAAGGTACGGGTCAATGTAGGCCACAGTAGGGGCTTGGCTGGCATCCAATCCCATAGCCTCGTAATTCATTTCCACCGTCTTGTTTACATGCTGAGCAAAGTTTTGTGCTGTTTCAAGACATGAGTTACCAATCAAGAAGTTTTCAAGCGGGATGGAGTCTCTTGGGTTGTCGTCAAGGGTTCCCCGCCCGCCGTTGAAACCTTTCCATACTGTGTTTTCGTTGAACACACCACGGCTTTTCGCAAACAAACCCTCCACGGCGTGTGGGTTGTTTACGGTCATGTTCATCCAAACAGTATCGCCGTTGCGTAGTCCACCTTGTGCATACGGGTACAACCAACTACGATTGAGAATAGCATCAAAGTCCTCTTGAATAACGGTGGCTGAACTGATGTAAAGGTCATCATCAACACTCAGTGCAGTGGCGTTGTTTGCGGTGAGTGTTACAACAGTGTTTGTCGTTCCACCTGTCAAGTTGGAAACCACCGAACTTACTTCACCCACATATTTGTAACCACCCGAATAGATGTACAATTTATCACCTTTGCGTGCGTTGAATCCAACCGTGTTAGCATGAGCGAAACGATTAGTGAGACTTGCAGGGGCAATTTGAATACTGGTTGTAGAACTCGGACTTGCCACCGCCTTCACTACCCATATCTCATCAGTTTTTGTAAGACTGGTACCTCCTTCTGCCGCTGTGATATTTGTGGGGTCATCAAGAATACCCATGTTGTGTCCAGCCTTCGTTAGCCGAAACTCAACACCAATGATGTCACCAAGCGTTATGGACACACCATTTAGCGGCTCAACAATAATTGAGTTTTCCGATATTGGGCCGTTATTTTTGCTGAAATACGCCACTTCAACGGGCGTATCAAGCATGATTTCACCAACATACAACAGGTCACCCTCTTCTATGTCAATGACATTTGACGAATTACGATTGAATGGTGGGTCGGGGAACAGCGAAGCATCTTCTAATGTAAGAATAATACTGTTTCCACTCGGTGCGGCTATCGCTTGGGTAATGGTGGTTGTAGCGCACTTGGTAACCGTGCGAGGTGCGTGAGGATTCGCCATTGGGCCAGCCTTGAACTCAACTGCCGACACATACTGACGCAGGCCGTAGTCAAGGTTTCCACCTTGCGTTTTCATGTTAGCCATGTCGTAGTAGTACGGTGAACGGGCTTCCAAATCCGATGAAGGCAATTCAAGGTCGGAGGCTACCGGGATGAGGGTTTCATTGCGGAAGCCTCCACCGATGTGCAGTTTTGCACCAACGGTTGCTTGCACAAAAAAGTCTTCGGTAAAACCATCGTGATAGCCACCAGTACCATTCAACGGTACGGACAAATACCCATCTGTGATAGGGTCATTATTGTACACAGCCCATTCGTTACTGGTAAGAAAAACACGACGCAAACGATTGATGTCGGTTAAATTACCAAAGTCATCCGTTTGGCTTGCATTGGGAAACATCTTTGGATGTGAAACATAGATTTGAGCGGCGTTGGACACTTTTTCAACACGCAAAATCGTAGCCGATTCAATGTAATCTCGGTTGTTGATGGTGTACGAATACGCCGAGTTGCTACTCTTGTCAGCCACGCCGATGTCATCAGCACGCCGACCGACAGGAGTTGGGTTCCATGTGTGTGCAGTGTAAGTTGCGTCAATGTGTAACTTCATGCTGTTGTCGGGGCCGGGGAAAATGCCGAGTTCGGTGTGGTCAAAGAATTGCTGTGGGAACACAGGAATCTCAACCATGGCACGGGTACTGGCATACTGCGTACCCAATTGATAATCATGTGTTACATCGTCAAGCGATTGGAAAAGACGGTCATTGACTGTGCTACCATCTTGCGCCAGCGAATCGTTGTCAAAGTCACCATCGTTAAACACATACACTGATGTTGTGTAGGTGCCCGTACTGGCTGTTGGCTCAATTACCCCTGTGGCGTTACACCAGTCGTGAAAGGTCGCATAAGCAACACCAGCGGCATCCAAGAAGGTGCGACTGGCTACGGCGTTATTTCCACTGAATGTAAAACCAGCACCAATTTTTTCAGTATATGCGGCACTTGCACCATCTTCAAGAAATATGCGCCCGACTTGAGGAAAACAAATAGTTCCCCACGATTTAAGGTCGGGCGAACCGTTGTTCAAAGGCGTAACGCTCAAAGTACCGTTTGTGCCAGCCGTATATACTACTCTCGCTTGTACCGCACAACTGCGGCGAGTAGAACCGGGAAGTCGCATCAGCGGGCTTGGGTCAAAGGTAGGCTTGGTGTTCACACCGCCCTGTCCCGGCCCGCCAAGCGTGACCGTGACAACGGGTGCGTTGGGTTCAATCTCTTTCACCACATGTGAATCGGGCGACCCACTACCAACAGCAGAGACATTCTCGTTTACGAAGGAGTCAGCGATGCCCGAAGCAGTTACAACCACTGTGGACATGTTGGATTCGGGGCTTTCCTGCTTAGACACCCCACGCACACGACAGCGGCTCATGAGGAACATGATGCTGGCGATGTTGGGCGTATCGCCTGCATTAAGGGAACGCACCAGCGACAATTGATTTACTCGTGATTTAACAGACGGCTGAACGAAAATTTTCGCCAAAATTCCCGCTTCATCAGTAATTATCACATTGTCAATGATGTTAAACATCTCAAAGACACGACTTGAATGTGTGGTCGGGCCGATGTCAAACACACCCGTACCCGACTTATCAGTGGTGGGTTGGCGTGTGCGCTTACCTGCACCTTCATCGGTAATCGTGTCTTCTGTGTTTGAACTCATGGCCTCAATAGCAAGGCGGTGATACACGGACTCGTGTGTAGCACTGTTGTGTGAGCGAGCGATGGCCTTTGGTGGGCCTGCTGGCTCAGCATTGACATCGTTTGGTGGGGTGTACAGGGCTGGTGTACGGCTAAGGTCAAGTTCAGTGTCGCTGTCTTGCCCACCTGTGTTGTCTCCAATTAACGAATGAGACTCTTGCATGAGCGAGCCGTAGCCGCTGATGGCGTTTGACAGGTAAATCACACCACCGGGCGAATAGAGTGTAGTGTTAGCAAGGTCGGAGGTGATGACATCCAACACTCGTGTTGTGCCAGTGAGAATGTGAGAACCTGCTGGTACGGTCTTGGTGACCATGAGCATGGGGGTGGATTGCCCCATGCTTGCCCCTGTGAGGTCTATAGCGTTGTAATGCACCTCAACATACGGGGCAAGGTCATGCGAAGTCCTCAAGGCTGGTACATGCAAGAGAGCCACACGGCTTTCGCTTTCGGGAGTGAGATGAAAGAGGCGGTTGTTTTCGTCAATGTCGCCTGCTTCGGGCACCGGGCCTTTGAGCATGAACGGAGCGTACTTGAATCCGCTACCACCAATGGCGATGAGTTCTTTCTTACTGGCAGGCATACCGTTGTTGACGATGGTGGCAACGCTGGACGAGTTTTCAATACGAGCGATGGGTGCCTCAAGAGTCTCGCTGTAGAAGTCAAGGAGTGAGTTCATCGGGAACATCTCGTCAATGTTACGAGTGTTGGAGTCATACGCCATCTGCACGATGTCAGCCGAGCCGTCAGCCTGCTGGTCAATGATGAGTTCAGTGGGCTTGGGGTAGCGGCGCATGTACTCATGGCCGGTGATGTGCGAGAAGGTGTGCCGCCCACTGTGGCCTACTTGGAACAGCGTGTCAAGAGTGGCTGGCCATGTCACGGCATAAGGATTGTTGGCGGTGTCAGTAGCCATTTGTGAGGAATATACCAGCCCGTGATTGGTGACATCGCCCTCGTCAAGCACCATTTGTCCGGTCTTGTCAAAAATTTGCGTGCCGTAGTGTGGAGGTTGGTAGGGCTTACCCGTGCCGTTGTCAATGAGCAGGTCGGCCCCGATGACTACGAAGTAATTGTCCACATTGGCTGTACGGCTGTGTAAAGCACCACGCAGACCGCTTGTACCGTTGATGAAATCTACATGAATGCTGTTGAATGTCACAACACCCGTGTTTCCGTTGATGCTTTCCAGTCGCACCCTTTCGGGTGGGGATTGATTGGGCTTCTGCGTGTTGCGATTGATGGCACCGGGGTTGATGAGCAAGTTGTAGGGCGTGTGCGCTACGCTCAGCGTCGTGGGTGTCCCGCTGTTGGTGTAGTAGTCCACGACTTTGTAGTTCCCCATGCTATACGGCGTGGAAGTGAAGGTAGTAGTGGGGTTATCCGAATCGTATGCCTTGCCAGTCAACCGAGCGATGAGCGTCTGTGCGTCAGCCGCCGTCATAGTCAGTGTTTTGGTTGTGCCGTCACTGGCGGCAGTGAAGGCTGAAAAGTCGTAAGTGCCCTCTACGATGTCAATTGGCTCTTCAAATCGGAAGAGTGCCGAAGTTGTATTACCTTTGATGGCCATAGATGGTTGAAGCATATTTTCATCAAATTCGTTTGAGAAGTGAATGGCTTCAATTGCACCACGAAACTCACCACCTTTGCCACCGAGGTACACATGCTCAGTAGAGCGTGCAAGGCGTGTTTCGGGCGGGATGTCCTGCTCAGCGACGACCTCACCGTTGATGGCCAAAAACACACGGTCTTGGTTGATACCAGCCACGACATGATACAACGGTCGGTTGTTGAAATTAAGATTCGTAGCATCACCGTAGTTGCTTGTGTCGTAACGGTTGTATGAATCGTGAATACCACCGTGTTCTTGCTGTGGGTACACGATACCGTCCCATCGGGTGCTGGCATCGTAGGCTGTGGCTAAACGGAAAAACGACGGGCCAGCAAGAGATTCAACTTCAACACTGAAAACAGCAGGGCCGGGAGTATCTACAGTGCCCATTTCAAGCGTGAATTGCCCTTCTCGGTGAGCGATGATACCTCCACAGTCGGGTACAACCCATGCCTCAATGACAAAATCAGCCGTTGTTTTATTGTTGATTGAAACGATGTCTCCACTGCCCTGTAGGGTCTTGGTCATCAGTTTGTTGCCGTCAGCATCCTTTACACCCGTCTTGGTGAAGCGACCTTGAGGAATAATCACCGAATCGCTCACGCCATCAAAAAAGAAGGCGTGACTACTACGACCGATTGCTACCATTCTACCACCTTAAAATATGAAATCAACGGGTGCAAAGTTGATGGTGTAAGAATAAATTGGTTCACCACCAAGTTGAACGAATGTGGCATTGGCTACGACTCCTTTAATGCCTGTGAATTGACGATTAGATTCTTTAAACTCAGTGCCAGCCACAGGTGCATTATTTACTGTTTTATCGGTAGTGTTGTTTGTAGGGCCAGTGGGCATGTAAAATAATGATTCGTTGCCTTTAATGTTGGATGTAAAGGGAATTTGTATAGCAGTGATATAATCTCCGTATTGCCTACTCTTATGCTCATTCACTTCCGAAGCACTGGCACCAGCGGGAGTCACAATTGGTAATTTTGATAAAAGTTGACCAATACCAAAAGTGCTATTGTAGCCACCACCGCCATTGTTACTGTTGTTTAACACTGCAAACAACTCAGCCACTTTATCACCTGCTGATTTGTTCGTCACTTGTGAAGTGTTACGACCACCGCTGAATTGTATGTGGTAGGGTCGTTTGATGTATGTTGGATATGGAAACGAAAGTGTGTCGTTCCCATCAAAGGCTTGATTGATGTTTGTCAACTCCACTGCTGTGTTACTTTCGCCGTTAAGCGGTGAATTGATGATTGTTGATGATAGTTGTAAATCAGCACTGTATGTGGTAATCAAGGAATGAAGACTTGCGGCCATTTGCACCGCAGTGCGAGGCGATGTCCCATCATGTACAGCAATGAAATGTAAGCCACCACCTGTTTTTCCTTGAAAAGTGGAGTTTTGTTTTGCCAAGTACACCTTAGCGTATGGGTTAAACTGAATGAAAAAATCATCTGCCGCAGGAGAGTTGAGAGTGACATCAGCAACTATCGCTTCAATTACTGAGGTTTGAGCGAAAATACCAGTGTCAATCCTGTCACTCCTTCTTGAAAAGTCAATGGTACCTTTTGCATCTTGACCAATGGAAATCATGTTGAGAATGTCATCATCTGTCATCACACCCTCAACTGTGATGAGGGATTTGGGTAAGTTAAGGTCAAAAGCATACCTGTTTCCCCCACCGAATGGTATGGAATGTGGGGAGACACCCCTATCCACATTCATGGTGAGGGTGGTAGCCATCAACTCAATGATGCCGCCATCGTTGCGTACAAGGCGAATTGGCGTGCCCATCAGTACCGCCCCCTCATGGTGGTGCCGCCGATGTTGCGGGCCATCTCTTGCTGAATCATGTTGCCAATCTCACGAGCAAGGGCACGCTTGTCCGTGCGGTCGGTGATGCCGCTGGCGTTCACGGTGACATTGACAGTGCCCCCGCCCATACCAGCACCACTTGGATTATTGCGTTGAGTAAGCGGAACGACAGCCTCCGGGCCGTCCTCACCAATCATGGCGAGTGTGGGTTTGTTCACGATACCACCCTTGGCCAGTGCGGGGATTTTCCAATCGGAAAGGTCAAAACTGTATTTTTCACCACCAATTAAAGGAACCCAATCGGGAATGTCAATACTGAAATTGACAGCACTGAACGCCGCATTGATGCCGGAAATCAACAAATTGAAGGGTGCCTTAACGATGTCTCCAAGAGTCAAACCTTCAAACATTTCAGTAATTCCCTTTCCTACATCTGCAAAGGTGCCGAGCGGGTCATCAATCAATTTCTTGATGAAGTCCCACGCATCGCCAACAAGTTCAATACCGAAGTCAATGTAGTCTCCAATGGAGATACCAAACACTCCTTGGAACAGGTCAGCGATGAACTTGAATGGTTGTGGCAACTCCCCAATAGCCAAATCCAAACGGTCGCCAATGCTGAAGCCTGCAAACGGCCCTTCTCCGGTCAAGAAGTCAATGGTGGTGAGAAGCCAGTCGGGGAGGTTGAAGGCGAAGTCAAGTCTGTCGGACAGGGAGAAGCCTGCAAACGCTCCGTTTCCGAGAATGAAATCAACGGAGGTTTGCAACCAGTCGGGAAGTTCAAAAGAGAACATAGCACCCCAGTCGGGGCTTTCAAAAGTGAATAAATCAATCCAGTATTGTGCTGTTAAAAAGTCGGGCAATTCGGGTAGCATGTCCCATATTGCTACAGCCCACCCATTGACCGTTTCACCTATGCTCGCAAACAGCCCTGTCCAAAAGTCAATCGTGAATACATCGGGTATGGCTTGGATTAAATCCCACAGTGTGCCAAGAACACCAAGCGCAGTTTCTCCTATACTTGTGAAAACCGCACCAACCATCTCTTTAAGTGCATCCCATTTTTCTCCTACACTTTCAACCGCATTACGAATGGGTTGAATGACAGTATCGTTGAACCACTTACCCAAGTCTTTGAGAGCATCCATCGCCATTGAGCCAGCGGCTTTGAAGCCCGGTCCAATTTGCGACACCATGCTGGACATGGACGAAATCATGGAAATTAGCGACATTCTTTCACTCCCAATCTAAAAACGAATAATCCAATGGTACAACTTCCCTATCTCCGGCTTTGGCCTGTTGTTTCTTACGCTCAATCTCCTTATTGTTCTCTTCGGTTGATACCATAGCCCAAACAAGCGATTGCTTGAATAAGTGAGGGGGCATTGAGTAAACTTCCAGCAACGAAATACTAAAGTGTTTTGCGATGATGTAAGCCCACAATTCAACCTGTGTGCTTATGTCCTCCACCGAATTATACTTGTCTTTCTTAAGGAAACTCTCTACCCTCACTCGGTCGGCTTGGTAAACCCCCCTTGTAGTGCCTCCGCCAACTCTTGTGGTTGTGGTAGCACCTTGCAGACCTGTTCTCCAACATGTCCTTTGAGGGAAAGTAATTCATCAGTAGTTAAACTGGGGTTGGTCTTGGTAATCCAATTGGAAAAAGCAAATGTCCAGTAGCCAGCCAAGTCAAGTGTCACATCACCTTTTTCAACACGAAGCATGTGTTGTGCGGCGGCTTGAATGTCAAGGAAGGATATATCTCGTACCCATACCTCAATGACCTGTGATTCATTTTCGGGGTCAATCCCAATCACATGCTTGGTCGTATCGTCATTCTTCAATAATAGGCTCTTGTTGGTTACCACTGTCTTTTTCATTTGTTTCCTCTCCATTGGATGCGGCTACCTCTTCGGTAGGGGCTTCCGAATCACCTTCAAGGGCCGCTTCTTCAGCAGGGCTTTCGGGGTCTTCTTCGGGAATGATACCTTCGTCATTCTGCTTGAGGCGCAGGATGATTTCAGCCTTGGTGCCGTACACAGGCAGGCCACGCTCTTTGCAAAGCGCACGCAGTTCTGCAACGGTCAATGAATCGTATTCTTGGATGTCAGCCGGGAAGGGGTTCACGACATCCTCTTCCACCAGCGGTGCTGGTTCGTTAGCAGGAGCAGGCACAGGAGCCATCTTACCCTCCACACAGGCGTGGATGGCGTGGTTGTCTAACAGCGAAGCCATTTCATCGTCAAACTCCACACCGTTAGCCTCGCACACCCAACGGGCATATCCGAGTGCTCCAAGACGGCGGTATTGATTGAGTGAAGTTCGCATGTTAAATCCTCAGTATTTGATGATGGTGTCTCGTGAAATCACCTTGATGGTCTTTGGCATGATTTTGAGTGTGGACTTCACCATACCCTTGTCTTCGGGGATTTGCAGTGGTGCCTCAATGATGATGTAATCGTCAATGATGAGCATCATGCGCTCGGTGTGGCCGCTACCACTGGTCGTCGTTTTCTCAAAGTTGATACGAATTTGGTTGTTGGTGTTGCCATCAGCGTTGGTGCTAAACTCTTCAGCCGACCGCATTTTGTGATAGAACAGGGGGTCGTCCACACCAATCTCCATGGTCATCTCAAAAGAGGTCTGTCCTTCAACCATGATGCTGGTGTTGCGAGAGCCACCGAAAGGCACCTGTGCGGTTGCGCTGGTTTGGCTGTTTTGTCCGTTGATGGTGTGGAAAGCCTGCATACCCGTTTGCCCAGTGAGAGTGAAGTTCAACACTTGAGCCACTTGCACACCAGCCATGTTGATGGTGCCGTTGTAAAACATGTACGGCTTTTGTGTTTTCACACCAATACCCGAAATCAAACGCTTGTTGTTGGTATCAGCGGTATCGTCAAACATACGGTGAGCGGCGTAGTTGGATGCACCACCATTCAAACGCCCCGTGTCCGTATAACACAAAGCGGCGTTGAAATTGACAGCCAAGCGAAGAGCGGCATCGTTGTCCGTGGTCATGGTGAAGTCAGTGACTTTACACCCACGGAACACACGGGTCAACTCTTTGGAATCAGTTGAACCACCATCAGTCCCACCTTCGTTAGAGTCAACATCTCGTCGTCGCTGAGATACTTCAAGAGCGAATGACGGTTGATAGGTATGCGTGAAAAGAAGGTGAGTCTGTGAGTCAGTAATCACACCTGCGCTGGTGATTTCGGGAGGGTTGGTGCCAGTCGTTGCATAATCACGAAGGCGCACATCCTCACCGCTTGCGTGTGAAAACAGAAGAGGTTCGTCCAAATAGATACGAGTTCCATCCACACCGATGATGCGGCGAGCCTCGTGTTTGTTCGCTTTGTCAAAGTCCGTGTCAGTGAAGGTACCATCCCATGTACCCCCATCTGCTTCATGCGTAGTTACGATGGGCACAGCCACGGCTTCCTCAATGATGACATACTTGTTGATTGCAAAACTGGCCGCAGACGCTACGGAAATGAAGGATTGTCCTGCTTCGGTTGCCGCACTAAGTGTAGTAGAAACCGAAGAAGATTCACCGTCCTCAACAACTTCTCCACCAAGACAGTATTTGAGCCAACGGGCACTGTGCATGGCGACTTCAAAGGAACCGCCCTCGGTGATGAACTTACCCGGCACCTGCACGCTGGTGTCTCGGCCAAGACCAACAACATGAAACCGCTTCAAATCAACCTTGGTTTCGGGAACGGTAAGAGCATTAGCGATACCAAGAAATTGGTCGGTAAGGACACTTTCACTGCTACCAGCAAAGGTCATACTCGTGTCAAGTGGAGGAGTTTTGTAGGGAAGAATGTGAATGTCGGTGTTACTGTTGATTGCAACCGCAGTGAAAGTTTGTGGACTGATTTTGAGAACAGTACCATCGTTTGACACAATGGTAAACACCCTGTCCAAGTCTTTACTGTCCATGTTAGAAGAAGAAGCGGTTTCCGTAAACTTCAATTGAGAGCCAACCAGCATACCAGCAGGGTACTTCAATTTGTGATTGGAGTCAAACAACACAGTGTTTGCTTGTGAAGAAAAGGTGATGGTGGAGTAGTCGTCGCCAGCAGAATTGGTAATCGTAGCAGTGACATCCGTGCCACCGGGGGTGATGGTAATTCCAACTTCGGGAGCGAAGGAAACCTCCGCCAAATCGCCCTTGTACACTGTTGATGGCATTCTTGTTCACCTATGGTATCAGTTCCGCTAAAATCACGACTTCAATTTGAAAGGTCATACGGAAAAGGAATTTGCTTCGGTCGCTTAAATCGGTGCGGGTTTTGAACACGAGTCGGTCAAAGTTTGTACCGTCGCCTTTCCTCTTTGTATGTATCACCCTCCGAATTTCGTTTTCAAGAGCCTGTAAATGCTTACGCCCCTTAACTGTACGGACATCAACCGTGATATTTATGCGTGTCGTTACAAAGTCGTAAAATAATTCGGGTGCTTCTTCGTTATGGGCTGTTTCATACAGCAGGACATAATCGTGTTTGTCCAAGTCAAGACGCTTTCCTTTCTCGGCTGAAGTATCTGCAATGTCAAGCACGACAGGGCGGTAGTTGCTGGTGTTTCCACGATTCCAATCGGACTGAAAGAGGTTGATGAGAGCGTCCAACCCTTCCGTCCATGTGGCGACCATCACAGCCCCTCCTTCTCAATGATTTTCTTGAAGTCAATAGGAATGAAAAAGCCATTGTCATGACGCAAGTTGTACCGCTCAAGGTCGGGGTTTTGGCGTAGCATAGCATCATCCGTTTTATCTTGAATGAGTTTGTGCTCTACCTCACTGGCTGGCTCGCCAGTCTTGTTATTGATGGCCACGCCGTCTTGCATGGTGAAGCCCTTAGCACCAGCCTCAATACGCTCCATTTGCTCACGGAAAGCGGCAGGTTGTGTCGTAAATTGCTCACGAAACTGCGCCTGCATTTGCTTGTCTTTCTTGAAAACCTCTTCAATCAAACGCTGATGAATGTTTTCACCTTCACGCACAAAGTCACGCTGATTCACTCAAACACCACCATCTCAATGTACTTTGGTAGTGTTCGTTCAATCTCTGCTTGGTATAGTTGCACCTTGCTGGCGAGGTCAATGTTCTGTGTGCCTTCGGGAATCAGCACGCTACGGTCGTCAGCCATCAATAATTCAATGGCTACCATCTTTGTGCAGATGTCCTCAATGGCTTTCTCAACATATCGCTCGCCGTAGATGTAAGCAACCTTGATGGCGTTCCATTCAAAAAACGGATAGGAGTTGTTGAAGTAAATGATACCCATTTCGTAATCAATCCACCAGTCACGCAAACGACCAACATCCCCGCTACCGCTACCACCTTGTAGGTCAACAAGGAAGGACTTCTGTGTAATCGTACCAGTGATTGCATCCAAACTGCCAGTGACAGCAACACAGCCTGTAAAGGAGGTAGCCGTCTTACCTGTGTAGCGGAACACATCGCCACTTGCATCAATAGCCACACCAGCATTTACGAATCCTTCTGTTGATGCTACATTGATTGTAGTGCTGTCAAGATTTGAAAAGGTGGTGCTGTTGTTTTGCACTTGGTCAAGTTCTATATTACTTGAAGTGGTAACGATACTACAAACCTCACCAGCCTTGACAGGTCGCATGGAAGTAACCTTCACCACACCAGTGCCAAGGTCACTGTTGGCGGAGGCTAAAAATTCGTTATGAACTGCTACATTAGATGACGAACCTTCTAAAATAAATGCTGGTGAAAATTCTACAGCCGTCTTGTCCACCCTGTCTTCCTTGTTAATGAGGTCAGCAAGGTTTTGAGCAACGGTGGTGGCATCAAAATCATCACGCCACTGTCCTGTTCCCGTGCCTTGTGCGAGCGTTGCTACACTACCATTGCCGGGAGAAAGAAAAATACTTGCTGATGAAAGAGATGACACATCATTGAGTTTGATACGACATTCAGCGGCACCAATTTCACGATAATCGTCACCTTGCCACAGTTCAATGCGTAACATTTGTTGCACATTTCGGAACAAAAGAGGGCTTGTACCGACATAATCCGTATAGTAACGGCGGCGATATGGCTTGTAAGTGTCAAAGTTGATGTACTCAGCGGCTACCAAATACGGTCGCCATGCGTTGCGGGTCATGTTGTCAATGCGGTCTTGCATTTTGAGAATTACATGCTCCACCTTTGCTTTAGTCATACCACGAACACGCCCGTTGGTGAACGAGGCTTTGTTCTGTACATACCCGTTGTCAGCCACTTCATAGTCCGATGCTGTCAGCGTTGCTCCGCTAAAGGTGATTTTGACATGCCCCGACTTGCCACCCGTCCCTTTACCGATGGCGGTGATGGTCAACTCTTCTTCACCCAGTGGGTCAGCATCGCTGTACACACGGATTTTGTCACCTACGCTAAAGCCTACTTGACGATACTCGTTGCCTGTGATATACACAGCGTCCGTGTCAGCGTCAGCACTCATGAGGATAGCCTCTTGAGGGCCAATATCCAGTAAGTCAGCAACTTGTTGGGCGGTGCAGTACACAACAGCAGTAGGGTCAAGAGGCCGGGTTTCCGGCTCACCCGGACTGAACACTACTGGCATACATTACCCTCCCTCATGGATTATATTGATTCATTCCTTGTCGTAGTGTAGGTGCTGGCATTCTTGCCGCAGGGGGCATTTGCCCGTCATTTTCAGCAATGGATTGAGCAAACGCTAATTCATCGGGGGTGAGAAGTTGGTTGTCTTCAGGTTCTTCTTGCATGAGTTGATAATCCTCCATTACATTAGCCCCTAATTGACTGTAAGGATGCGGTCTTTCTACCCTCATTGGTTTCTCACCGTGTCCTTTTGGTACATACGGATTTTCACCATATCGGAAAAACTTGTCATTAGGGCCGTGTTCTTCACCGGGCATTCGTTGGAACTCTCGTCTATTACCAGCATCAGCGGGGAATTGTAATTTTTTCAAAATGCTCCAAGCATCACGCATAGCAACATCACGAGAAGTCATGATGCGACGGAGGTGTTCAGCCTCAGCATCGGGGTCAAACTCCTCTTCCTCCTCTTCTTGCGGAAGCGTTTGGCGAAGTTTGCCCTGCTCATCAAAAATGTCGGGCGTTTTACGGTCAAGTTTTTCAGCCAAATCAAATGATTCATCCTCAGTCATGTCTTCTTTAAAGTCGGGGTCATTCATAGGGTCTTGATTGAACTGATTGTCAATCATCGCTTGCTCACCCTCAACATCGGGTTCACTCAGCGACTCTTCCAAGGTTTGGCCCTCAAAGGGTAGCCTCTCGCCCAAGAACTTGAGGCCATGCTCATCGGGATTGGCTACAGCCTCACGCATGAGAGCGTCACGGGCTTGAGTAAATTGTTCTCCACTCGCAACCTCACCTGCACCACGAAGTACAGAACTGGCCGCTTTGTTAGCCCACTGTTGAAGGCGCATTTCTTCGCCATCTTCTGTAAGAACCTTTTGTCGGTGTGGCCTCATTGCTTTAATTAGAACTTTCATAATTACAACCTCTTCTTTTCGTCACGATGACCCATATTGTATTCCATTGGTTTTTCGCACGCCCCGCAGGTAGCCCTCCACATGAAGTGGAGAAACCCGCAATGCTTACAACGAGTGCCCGAACCAATGTTAAGGATGTCACCTATTTCTTGATTGCGGTTTCGTTGGGAACGAGTAACACCATCAAGTGGTTTTTCGGGCTTTGAAACCACATCACCACCGTACTGATAATCAGCCTTGCGGCCTTGCTTACCAGCACGAGTAATATCACTTAAGTCAATGTTCCTAACATCAAATCCCATACCAACTCACCTCATGCAAGTTGATAGGTTACCATAACAAAATAATTCCCAAGAACAGAAACTAACTCGCTGTCAATTACAGAACTGTTACTACTCGCATCAGCAATTGCTTGGATAGCCGCTTGAATGGTTCCTTGCAAAGTTGCTGTGTCACTAAACTCCTTTGGGGAGAATGGGCCAAGAACTTTCACACCAATTTTACTCAATGCTACCATGAGGAATCACCTCACGAGCGACGACCAATTGCGATGAATGTTCCAGCCTGTGCGGGTGCGGTATCGGCGATTGTAGCATCAGCCAATCCACCTGCAATACGGATGGTTGTACCATCAATTCGTACATCGGGTGCAAAGACTACTTCCTGTAAGTTGGCTACGCCACCTGTGTCTGTGATAGGTCGTGATGCAATAGCACCGCTTGAGTTTGCACCTGCAAAATCAATTTCCGAAAGGAAAGAACTCAAATCAATAGAGTTATCACCAGCGTCGTAAGTACCTGTTATAATCATTCTGTCACCGAAAACGGTTGGTCGTGGGTCAATTGTTACTGCCATAATTTTTCACCTTATTCATTTGTTGTGTTTAGATGCTCCTTTACAAGAGCGAGAGCGGCGGTTTTTGTTAGATAGCCGCTACCCTTGCTTACTTCGTTGTCGGTCAACCACTTAAGGATGTCCTTTCGTGACCAACCGTTGTCGGGGATTCCGTCATTGTCACCATCAACGGTGACTCCTTCATCCTCTTCAATTTTGAAGTGCTTTGCGGGTAGCGTGTGTCGCCACTCGTCCAGCCATGCTTGAGTGACTTCGTTTACTTGTCCACGAATCCATGAAGTTGGTGAATCTCTTCGCCGCCTTTCGTAGAATGGGCCAGTAAAAGTCACTTTAGGCATCTAAATCACACTCAGTTAAGCAGAACCACGGTCACCGTTCCTGCACCAGTCGCTTCACCATGAAGAACGATTGATGGGTCAGTACCGCCAGTTTTTGCGGCAGGGGCCAATCCCGTATTGGTGAAAGTAGCGGATAGGGTATTGTCAGCCACTGCAAAAGTGGTGCCGATAACACCGACAATTTTTGATGCACCTGCGGTGAGAACCAGCACTTGCTCAGCGTCATCTGCCAAGGTAAACCCAATGGTCACCATTCGCATACTGCCCACTGCGTTTCCGTCAGTGTTCTGTGCGGTGAAACCAGTGAGGGTACCGGGGTATGAACCACCAGCATTACCATCCAACCAGCCCGTTTCATCAACGGGGGTTCCAGTTCGCATGTCCAAGTCCAAAAGAACCGAAACGGTTCCCGTGGTGAAATCGCCATCGTCAAATGAGATAGTCAAGCCTTTTTCTGTCTTTGTTTCTGTTGCCATATTTTACACATCCATATTGTTTTGCTTCACAACCCTCACTTGAGGTCACGGATAGAGCCGTGACCGCCGAAGAAAGTCGTCCATAGTTCACCCATAGTACGGTACATTCCTTCTTGTCCGAGGCGGTTGATAGCGAATGGGTCGCCAGTTTCAATACCGCTCTCAAAGTATTGGGTTGGAATTGCTGTACTAAAGTACAAGTAATCAGTGTCAAGGAAATACATACGGCTCAATGTGTCCGTCACAATGTCCTTAGATGGGATGATTGGGACACCATTGTATGTTGCAACAATGAATCCTGCTTCAAGACCGGGAACACCCTTAACACCGTTGTAGGTAGGGGTAACACGCTTCTCTTCCATAAATCGTTGTTGGGATTGTAGAAGTTGTTGAAGACGCATCAAAGTGTCGTATCCAGTGAGGATGACCTTTGGATTTCCACCACGAGTCCATGTCTTTTGGAACAAAGTGTCCAAATGGTCAAGTGAAAGGTTTCGGTCAGTACCGGAGTTTTCGTCATGTTCTGCAAGTGACCAAGAGTTTGCACTTCGGTCAATGGAGTACATGTCTTCTGCGGAACCTGCGGAAGCCCCAGTAGTAACACGGTCAAGGGATTCAAAGTCGTTTCCGGCAACAGTAGCCTTGTCAACAGTGAGCATCTTGTTGATGTGTTCTGCGTGGTGCTTACCCATTTCTTCCTTAAGGATTGCACGAATGTCGCCAAGTCCGTCATCTTTGTCGGAAAGGAACATTGCGGTTTCGCTCATGTCAAAGGTGTGTACAACAGTCTTTGGCTTTGCGGCAATGTGTTGGAAGGTAGGTTTGGTGGTGTCGGGAAGAGTTGCGTTTTCTGCAACACCGCCACCAACAGAGAAGGAAGGACGCTCGGTGATAACTCGCCATCCACTGCGCTCCCATGGTCGCTTTGGTAGAATAGAGAAGGCGTTGAACTCTTGGTTCAACTGACTCCAAACTTTGCGTCCGTAGATTGCTTGGTATGTACCAGCAGTGGTTGATAGCATAGGTGCATCAGCCTTGAGCAACTCGCTACCGGAGTAGGAGTAACCCATAGCGTTTCCTGCGCCATAGTAGTATCGTTCCATATCAGTAATGTTTCTAATGTAATCTCGTGCCATAATAATTCACCTCATTTCTTTTTTTAATTTTAAGCCCCTCGCAAGGTTCGCTGTGCAAGCGAGTGTACCTCATCCCAACCCATGTTGGCGAGGTCTTGCGTGGAAGGGACATCAATAGTGGACACTGACTTTTGGATAGTGGAAGAAGTTCCAGCACCAAGATTGTCAATGCGCTCCGAAAGTTGCTCAATGGACTTCACGATTTCCGTAAGAGGTGCTCGTGCATCAAAAGCGGCTTTTTCAGCCTCGGACTTTGCAAGTTTCATTTCTTGTTGGAAGCGGTTTGCAAAGTGTCCTTCAAGGTCGTTTCGGAAAGTTTGTTCCGATGCGGCGGCTTTGTACACTTCGTAAGCGGCTTCAAGGTCAGCCTCACTCACATTTTCAGCGTTGAGGTAACCCTTAGACAATTGGGCTGGTCCGAGAGCACCGGATGGGGTCTTTCCACCGGAAGCGGTAATTGCGCTGATAGCGTTTGTTGAAGGAGAACCGTTTTCTTGTCCTCGGCCACGGACTTGACCAGCAAAGTAGTCAGCACCGTCAACAGCGTCGGGGTTGTCAAAGCCACCAAGTTGGGCTTTCTCAAGTTGGTCAAAGTGGAAACGAGCACCATCAGTGTCAACACCAGCCGACTTGAGGGTGTTTTCCATCCAACTCAAGTATTCCGATGAAATAACATCGCTGTATTCTCCCTTTGCAAAGGGGTTTTCTTTCTTTTCATCTTTCATTTCGTCACCTTCTTCTTTTTCGGGCTTCTTTTCTTCATCAGCACCTTTCTTTTCCTTCATTGATGCGGCAAGAGCAGGAGGTAGTTCTCCTTTTTCCATAGCATCCAATCGGGCTTCAAGGCGTGACATAATTCCTGTCAAATCACTGTTTTCGTCTGTCATAGTGGTATCCTCCTTCAAAATTCGGAATTGCGCTTCGGGGTTGATACCCTTTTCACAAATCGTCACCTCATGCAACTCCATTTTTGAAATCTCTTGGTAGTCGCCTTTTTCCATGTCGGACTTTCGCACTCGCTTGAATGCTTGTCCTCCAATAGAAAACCCACGAAGGTTGCCCTTGCGGATTTCAGCGGCTACTTCACGAGCCTTCTCTATATCATTGCGGAGTTGTACTACAACGAACATTCCTGTGTCATCACATTCGGATTTCCACATTCGTCCGTTAGAATCTATGTAACTGTCAATTACTTCCCCAACTTGAATGTTGGAGTGAGCCAGTTGCACATTTCGGTATTTGTCGCTCTTCATGAAGCCATCAAAGGCATCACTCAAAGCACCACGAGTAATAAGGTCGCCTTGCTTGTCAACAAGTTCAACCGATGCGTAACCAGCAACAACCAAATCGTTACCACTCTTGAGAAGAGTGATACCGTCATTGGGTCGTTGAACTGCGAGCATTGAATCAAGGACTTACTGTTATGGTATTTATACTGCTCGTTAAGAGCGAGATAACAAAGGCTGGTCATTATCGTAGTCTATAGACAAATTTTCACCCTCGTCAGTTTGCACTTGAATGTGATTCAGTCTTTCTTTTTTCTTCTCTTTTGTTTCATCGGTAATTTTCTTTTCACCGTCAAAATCGGGGAGTGTGGACTCATTGCGAAGTTGTGTGGGGCCACGAGGTGATTCTTGCGGTGTACCTACATCTATACCCAATCCCTTCGGACCTGTCCAAGTCATCTTTTCTTTGGAAATTTTATCCAATGCTCGTGAAATAATTTCTAACGCCTTCTTGGTATTATTAGGTTTGAGTAATCGCTCCTCATCATCTTCTTCAAGAATACCCGCACTTCCCTCTTCCATTTGCTCATCTGTAGGTTTCTTTGGCATATCCACTTCTGTAGCCTTCCTCAAGTACCCCTTTACTAACAAAGGAGCAACAGACGACCAAAACGGGAATAGGCTTTCGGAAAGAATTACTGGGTAATCAGTTTTTGTTAAAGCACCCATTGTGCTTGTAGGAGAATGTAGTACCCATGTATCGTTCAATTCTTCCATTTCATACACTACTGTGTCAATTCCCTTCAACACGATTTGAATTTGTGAGTCCGAGATTTCAATATCGTGCGGAATAAGAATAGGAGGAAATGATTTAGTCATGAGGTCAAGAGATTCTGTACTTGCCGCACCTTCTCCTTCGCCCTCCCCTTCCAATTCTTTGAACTGTACATTGTACACAGGGCGATTCTTACGGTTCTTCTTTGAGATACCTGTAATAGATGCACGAACAACATCTCCAACCTTGAAGACCTTCTTTTGATTGTGTGCAGTACCTACATCCATGTAATGTTCTCCTTTATGCTCTACTGCTCGGTTTCCAAGTCCTTCTATTTCAAGAATGGGGCCAGCACCAAGTTGGTATGTGTATGGGCCTTTGCCTCTTCGGTCAAGAACTATGAAGTTGAAATCACGAGAATCACGATATAACACCCACTTAGGATGGCGGCGTTCTCCACGCATGTATGTTGATTTGTTATCACGAAGGAGAATGTTATCGTGGTCTTCTTTAAGATTCTTTACAGCCTCTTCCAATCCTTCATCATCCGTCATGCGAGTATCATGTGGGCCGGGAACGATAACATGTTCTTGACTATCAAACTGTGAGCGCAATATCTTTAATCGCTCAAACATCTGCATCTCAGCCACATTGTTATCATCGTAATTGATAATATCAATGATATGTAATTCCTCTTCACCAAGTATAGCGTCAAGCGTGTAATTCTTATCGTTCATCTTTTCAAGAGCCTCTTTCGTGGTTTTACGAAGACCTTTCTTTCTACCACCTTCGTCATACGCTGTAATTTCCCCATCTTTGTTTACAATAACAAGACGCTTTCCATCGTACCACTTACTTACTACCCATGAACCGCTGAAACCACGCAAATGTTCTAAGTCACTCATCTCAAAGATACGGTGCATAGGACGAACAGGTGGACTCCATTTTGCATCATCACTCTTTGTAAGCATAATATCGGGGTCAAGAAGTGATGTGATAAGTTCAGTCATCTCACTGGCCGCTATGGTGTACATATTGTCACTCGCTGTGTCAGCCGATTCAAGATTCATACTTTGGTGAGCGTTGGAAGGGTTTCTTGGCGGTGGGGCGTTTGCGTACACTTGATTTGCTATTTCCTTTCCATGCACCATTTCAGTAAGTTCTTGAGGTACACTGTGATACAATCCTGTACTAACATTTGAGCCTGCGAATATATTCCCCTCAGCATCAAACTCAGCACCAACCGTTGGTGTCAATTCATATCCGTGATGCCATGCACCACTGTCAAAGTGGTCAGTCAAAGCAGTATTAGCAGGCGTGGCCGCACCTACAGGTCGTTGTCCAAATCCTGCTGTTTCCGAAAAGTCTTCACCGGGAGTAAAAATACCTTCTTCATCATCCATAACACGAGGGTCAAAGTGAACGATGGTATCAAGATGGTTTTTCGTTGTGTTCGTTGTGCGAGCCAATGATTTACTGTTGAATCCTTTTGCATTGTGTATATCTCCACTTATTGCTCCTACGCCTGCCGCTGTCATAGAAAAATCAAATTGTTGTGGGTTGAGTTTCATAGCCAAATAGCGAGGTATAGCGTGAGAGTGGTGCCCTTTCCATTGCTTGTTATCGGTTTGTTGTTGAAAGTGATTCATGGCTTCATGATAACCATTTTCTCGTGCATGACGGAAAAAGCGTTCTTCATCTGTTAATTCTTCTTCGGGCTTACTCATGATTTCTTCATCTGTAAATTGATTAAGATTGATAGCATCTATGTTTGGAATTTTTCCGCTAAGTAAAATGTCTTTGATAGTTGATGCGAACAAAGGTGTATTGGCTTCATTAGAAGCGTTAATGAGTTCTCGTGCTTTTTCTTTAGCAACAGGGGTCTTTTCTATATTGAGAATTTTAAGCACTTCATCCACGCTCATGTTACCATCAATCATTTTTCCATCTGTGGATAAATGCTTACCTACCGTAGCGTGTAATGGATTTTGTGAAGGTTTTGTTGGTTTTACTGCACTATCTATGCCATAATTAGTCGTTGTTATACCATGTACTGAATGAGGCACAGATGCGATGTAGCGTTGAGCATCACGCATAAGTTGGTGATGATTTGCAAGGAATGTTTCCGGGTCATTTGGGTCAAAGGCATTTGGGTCATGCTCAAGATATTTTGGTAGTATAACATCTCGTGCTACCTCGGCAATTGTTTTACGATGGCCGCTGAAAATTGTATGTGTACGATTGGCATCTTTTTCCCAATGAGAAGATTGCTTCTTTTTGTTCATTTTTTGTTGTACACGCTCAAGTTGTTCAGTTGTGTCACGAATTTGTTGCATCAGTTCGCCTCGTTGCTCAACTGGCGTATCTATCAATTGCTGATTCATCATTTCAAGATTGGTATTCAACTCGCTTTCTTCTTGAGAAGCGGGCATCATACCACCAAATTGTAAAAAGCGTGACACCACATCTTTTTCATCAGTGGTCATTGTGGTTTTACTTTTTTGATTCTTTTTCTTGTTTTGAATCTCAGTATTCATACTGGTTTTCATACTGTCTATCCCGATATTGAATTTATCGGTATCAAATTCTCCGATTTTACGAGCCAACAACGCACGGTTTAATTCTTCGTGGTCACCGTGAGTAAGGTATTCAAGAATCTCCTTCGGGTCTTGTGTACCCAGTATTTTTGACGCTTGAGTGATAGCAGTCATCGTATGGTTCATATCTTTGTTATTGAGAACTTTATTTTTGAGTGACTTGAAAGAAAACCCTGTACCGCTTCCCCATCTCATAAATTCTATAAACTCATCACGAGACATACCACCACTGGTTGATTCATCCCCTCGTATGAAATCGCTTGCCTTTTGCATGGATTTTTTAGCGGGGGTGTGAGGGTGATACATACGACCTCCTAATGTTTCTACAAAATGAGCAAGTTGGGCGTTACGGTGAAGGTTACTATCGGAAGGTGCCGCACCATAACCAGTTTTGCTACCAATGTGATAATTAGGAATTACAGTATGTGGGAATTGAAGGGGTTGAAGGTGGGTACCAAATTTGCTATCTCGCTCATTTTTCGTCATGTGTCGTATAGCGTATTCGTACTGAGGATTGAGTGAAGACTTGTGTTCAGTGATGTTGTTTTTGTTTGTAGTACCTTCACGATGAGGATGTTTCTTTGAAACACCGAATGGTGAAAGCATTTCTTGAAGAGTTTCAGCCTCATTTTGGTAAACAAAACCCTTTCCAGCAGATACAAATTGTTTTTTCTTTGTGTTCACCTTTTTCATTTTTTCTTGGTATTGACCTATGATTTTTGACCTCAACGGCATGAAGTGATTAGCGAGAGTTTTATTCATCATATTTGGCTGAAAGAAGTTTTCACCTGTATCATCCTTGCTTTCAATAAACGGTGTTGAACCATCTTCTTGAGCGTGTGTCGCATGAAGCATCTCCATGTATGTGGCGTAAGACATTCCTGCTCCACCTGTACTTTGAAACGGTGTACTCCAAAAATGACCCGGACCGTAAGTAAAATCATTATCAGCACTTGTTTCCCAGTATTCGGGCTTTTCTTCATCGGGGTGTGGGCCAAAGGGTGAAGTAAAGAATGCACGATGATTGCGAATGTCTTTTATTTGACTATGAAGTGAAGACCGCATTTTAGCGACAGACTCAATGTAGTCAATCATTCCAGCATCTACAATGGGTTCATCCAGTTTACCATGAATAGGATGCTCGCTCATCAATTCCCGTGTCTTTGGGTCATAACCAGCCAAATAAAGAAGGTCATCTTTACTCATCCTTACCTTTTCTAAATTTTGTTTACCCTTGAAATGACTTCTTGACGCATCAAGTAATTCATCATATTGAAGTTCTTTCATTGGTTCTTTGTGAATGTTAAGACGAGGAAGATACCGCATACGCTTTTCAGTACCGTAATTTTCTTTTATGCGACTAAGAATATGAGAAGCAATAGAAACACCGTCAAATTCTTCCAACGGTTCGTGGGCAAGAGTACCAAGCCCTTGTTGTAAGAACATACCTTCTTCTCCCTTAGTGTAATCATTATCATTGTCTTCTTGATGGTAGTGAGCGTTTCGGCCCATGTGTGTCATTGGGCGAATAGCCCAATTCATTTCGGGAGTCATACGCATGAGAGCGTTATATTTGATACGAGCAGATGGTATCTTTTCCCCATTGGGGAGAGTAATCAGTTCATGGTCATCAAGACCTTTCTCATTTATGTGTTGCATTACGGCTGAACGCTCTTCGGGACTTAGCCATTCAAGACCGAGCATATAACCAAGATGACCAAGACGATTTGGATGTTCTTCGTAAGAGTCACTCAGTGTAGTATCGTTGTTTTCCCACATAGCCGCTCGGTCTTCAAAGTGTTCTTGACGCAATTGCTCTTTCATTTCTTCGTTGGACATTCCTGTTGCTAACAACTCTTCTTGACGGTTGGAGTTATTCTTTAACCAGCGAAAGTAATCACGGTCATACAAATCATATTGATGGTGGTGAAGTGTACCCGAAGGTCGTGTATCACCAATAATGTTTACTTTCTTACCACCTTTTTCTTTTTGATAACCTGCAACCATAGGGTGTTTTTTACCAAGTTTGTCAAAGAATTTCTTTTCCATTTCTTTTTCTCTTTTACCATGACCAGCAAGTGCCCAAGCACGAAGCATACGAACATAATGAGGGTCACCTGTAACAGCGTTGGTGCGAAGAAGGGGATAATTGGTTTTATGAAAAGGAAAGTGGTGGGGTTGGTATGGATGCTTGCCACTGGGTGGTTCGTAGTAAGGCCACATTGCATGAGAAAATTTTGGATTTTCTAAAGTATGTAATCCATCTTTCCATACATGGTTTGTAGGCTCACCGTGAGTATGAGTTTGTGCAAAAAGATAACCTTCTCCTTCGGGGTACTCGTAAGTATCATCATCTACTTTCGTAGCCGCATCCTCTTCGTCTTTGAGAATTATATCAGCAGTATTTTTCAATGATTTATACAACGGCTCGGAAGGAGTATGGTCAAGATTCTCAAAAGCGAGAATGTATTCAGCCGCCGCTGTGCGAAGGTCAAGACCGTCATTCAATGATTTCAGTAGTTCATTACCGCATACATAGAAGTGGTCGTTCACGCTATCACCGCCCTCAACGGAGCGGCTTAAAATCCGGGCAAGCAAGCAAATCCATACCACCGTGTTGGGGTAATTGACAACCGCTACGCTCAGTGCCTCCACAAAGACCGCAAATCATTGGCCCCCCTTCTTCACGCATGGCTGTTTTAGGATTGGCCTTCTTCAAAGGCTTGGAGTCGCCAGCCGTGTCCTCTCGCTCAACACCGCTACCCTCGTGAGGGTTCATACGAGAACCAAGTTGTTGCATATTGGTTGTTTCTTTAGCCTTTTTATTCTTAGGAGCATCTTCGGTTTCAATGGTTTTTCCGTTTGTAGTAAAGTAACCACTCTTGGTTTGTCCACCCGATTCAGCATGGAATGAAGGATTAACATTGGAGATTTTTTCTGCTGTGAATCCCGGCTCGGCTTTCTCCATTTTACCACCGCAACCCATTTTCATGCAACCCATCTTGTTCATCTTTGAACCGCACTTAGGACAGTCTTTACAGTCACATTCACCTTCTTTACAGTCACACTTTGCTTTGGAAATTTCCAATGCTTCAAGTCGCTGTTCTAATTCAATGGCTTTTGAAATGTATTCATTGCTAACTGGTCTTGGTTTCATTGTGTAGCCTCCTTTGCGTTTTGTGCAATTTCGTGAATTTCTTCCCACGACATACTGTGAATATCCTCATTACTCATTGAGCCAACTTTTGGTTGACTTTTTATGATTGTACCGCTTTCAAGTTCCATATCTCCACGAAATGGGTCATTAAGCAAATCTTCGGTAAATGGTGTGTTTACTGACACAAGACCCATTTTACGGAGAAGTCGTTGAGGGTTGTTGACAAGACGCTTCAAAGCATCATTTTCAGCCTTCAAAAGCATTAAATTTGAGTCCATAGACTCCATTTTATTGATGAGAACACCAATCAATTGTTCAGCATTTGAAGTTTCTTCGGTCATAGTAACACCTCAAACTTTACGACCGTAACTTCCAGCACTGCGTTTGTAGTTG